AGCCCTCATGTCCCGTAGGCCCAGGGGCTTTCGACGTCCAGCCCGGTTGGCTTTGTACTCAGGGGACAGTTGGTGCCTGAATGTTGGGTACGACGACAGGCACATGACCACGTCCTTGTGGCCGGTTGCTTCCTGCCACTTGGATACCTGGTGCGTCATGTAACTCTTGGCATCCGATTGCTCAAGGTGCAAGGTGTGGATCCATTCATCCCATCGGATGTCGTACTCACAGGCGGAGCACGCTGCGTACAAAAGCCAGTCGGCGTCGATCAATAGGGTCATGATTAGGTTCCGAAGTATTGGGACATGGGCACCACAAGGCGGCCGGTGTCCTGGTCATAGAGCAACTTGTCGCAGGGCCCTGTCGTCCCGGAGAACCGGTTCTTCAGCACCCTCAACTGCAGTTCGTTGCGTTCAGCAGCGTCGCCTTGCTGGTTCCGTTCGCAGCCGACCACCATGTCTGAGAGCTGGGCTATTCCTTGGCTGCCCCGAAGGTGACCAAGGCTGGTCTGTGCCCCCTCTTCATGGCCGCGGCCTTCCGGTCGCTTAAGGTGGGACACCATAACCAGGCCAATGCCTGTCTGCTCCACCACCTGGCGCAGCTTGGTGCATGTCACGTCGATGGCACGACGTTCGTCCAGGTCTGTCAGTCCTGAGATGACGATCGTGAGGTGGTCAAGAACCACGACGTCGACGCCTTCTGCATCTGCAAGGTACCTGATCTTGGAGATGAGGTGGTCTGGATCCATTGATCCAAAGTGGTCATAGAGAAAGCACCGACCAGTGCCAAACACACGGTCAAAGCCATCTCGAATCTCACGCTCGTCGGCCGCATTGGGGTCCAGGTGGATGGGCTTGTTCAGCTCGATCCCGACGATGCCCTGCATGGTGCGCTTGGTGCTCTCCTCGAGGGCGATGTACCCGACGCGGAGGCCAGCGCGGAGGAAGTGATGGGCCCACTCCCGACACACGCTGGACTTACCCACGCCAGATCCAGCACACAGGGTCACCATCTCGCCACGCCTGAAGCCACGGGTCATGGCATCCAGCTGTGGCCAGGGATAGGGACAGGCTGACTCAGAGCCAGGCTTGATCAGCTCGTCCCAGAGATCGTTCGCATTGACGATCCCGTCGGGCCTGGTTGGCGTTGCCTTCCAGAGCAGCTCGCGAAGGATCTCTCCCTCGCCTGCCACCAGCATCTCGTTGGCGTCTTTGCGTGGCAACTGGCACACGGCCACCTTGCCCAACGGCAAGACAGCAAGACAATCCTCGGCTGCCTTGACACCGGGCTCGTCGCTGTCGAAGCACAGCACGATGCGTGCAAACTGGCCCAGCCATGTGGCGTTGGCGGCCAAGTACTTCTTTGCGGACTGGGCCCCGTTAGGAAGCGACACCACCGGGTACTTGTTGCCTTGGACCTGACTGACCGACATGGCGTCGATCTCCCCCTCTGTCACGGTGACAAAGAGGTTGGTCTCCTTGCCAAAGTTCTGGCGCCAGAGGTGCTGACCCCAGAGCTGCAGGTTGGAGGTGTCTCCGACCCAGCTGAAGCGCTTGTCTGCACCACGTAGGTGCTGGGCCACCACCTTGCCGGCTTGGTTCCGGTACGGCGCCACCTGGACGGGGCGACCGTTGTGTGTGGATGACCCGTAGCCAAAGAGGGCACAGGTCTCCTCCGTTATGGCTCGCTTGGGCAGGGCCCGGGCCTCGATGAACTCAAGAACCGGGGTGACTGGTGGTGGTAATGGTTCCATGCGGGGCTCGGGTTTGTCTTTCTTTGGTTGTTCTTGGTACCCGCATCCGAAGCAGGTCGCGTGACCGTCGTCGTAGCGGGCCAGGTTGTTCTTCGACTTGCACTCGGGGCAAGCCTCATGTTTCAGGAACTTGGATGCCATTGGCCCATGCGGTCGGGATGTTGCCTTCGCACCAGAAAAAGCCATGCCTCTCGGCCCATTGCCAATACGTGAGGGACCGGGGTGCCCGGCTCAGCTTGACGTCTGCCTTCATGAAACAAAGGCGGATGTCCAGGTCTGGATGCTGTGCCTTGACGGCCACCATCTTGCGCCTGTCCTCTGAGTCGAACAGCCCCTTGGTCTCAACGATGACCCCGTTCGGCAACACAAAGTCCGGGGTGTAAACCGCGGAGATCGTGTACGCCAGGGCCTGCACCTCATACCCGAACTGCAGACCACGGGCCTTAAGGCTGGCGGCTACTGATGCCTCGAACTTCGAGCGGTACCGACTAGAAGTCAAACCCCTCGTCTGTTGCCGTTCCCGTTGCGTCGAAGGGGATTGCCGCCTGCGCCTCGCTGGCCGCCCAGCCGCCGGCTTCTTCTTGAAACCCGAAGCTGTCGGCTGATCCACCAGATTCCACCAGCTTCAGGATTTGCACAGCCTTGAGACGCAGCGTGATGCCGGCACCCAAGGCGGGTTGGTAGAAGGGGCACGCCTCAAACGACACACGACCGGTGGTGCCGGACCACATGCCACGCAGGGCCTCGCGATCCTTCACCGGTGCGCCGCTTGCATCAAAGAGAGCAGGCACTGCAGACCAGGAGCGACCATCACGATCCATGCCCTTGGCTTTCATCTTCACGCTGATGGTGAAGCAAGGCTTGCCGTCGATGTCCTCGAACCCAAAGCTCGGATCGATGGCCTTGAACTTCTGGCTTGGGGCCTGGGCCTTGAGGCTGGCCTTGTGTGCCTCGTACAAGGCGTCGAGTTGGTCAGCCAAGGGGCCAGCTTCTTCCGCTGGGATCACAGCTGTCACCTTGTAGTGACCCTCAGGGGTGAACTTGGTCTCGGGTTCGATGAGTTTGGGGTACTTGAGCGTGGCCTTGGGTGTGGTCAGGCGCAGCTTGTCGATGTACTGGAAATTCATGTGACGAAGTAGTCAGCGTTGTTTACGAGATTTGGGTCGAACCCACCAAGCACTGGTCTCGGCGGGAGTTTGGCCTGTACATCCGGTGGGAACTGGGCGGTCAGCTCATCTGCGATGGGCGTGAACCAGTCCCGGGCGTACATGCCAGCAAAGGTACTGCGGATTGTGGTCCGAAGTGTGGCCATCTCTGCTGGCGTCGTTGCGAAACAGTCATGGATTCCACCGAGGTTGCGAACGCCAGAGGCGAACGCCTCAATGGTGACGGCAGCCATGTGGCTGGCATCAAGGGAATGAATGACATTAGGGCTGAGCGCGTTGCCCATCCGCTTGGGGTTGAGCTCAGTCGGTTGGTGGTTGGTCAACAGATCCATTGGCACGGACGACAGGTGGTACAGGCGCACCCGCACCCCGCTGTAGTCCCAGTACTCCTGGATCACTGGCACCCCGGAGGGTGACGTCCAGCGCAGGGCCAGGCCCAGCTTCCCGGCTGTCTTGCCCACCTTCTTGAACCACGACATCGCTGCCTTGGCTGGTGCGATGAGGGCCGACGTCTCCCGGTACAGGATGGTCGCCATGTAGTGGTGGCTGGACATGGCCCCCTTCTTGAAGCACCAGCTGTCACGACCGAGCACCTCCTGGGCCCGGTCCTGGGCCCAGCCGCAGCAGAAGTTGACCACCGCCTCCCTCGTTGCCGAGTAAGGGATCGTCATGACCACAGGCTTGGCCAGCGTGCGATCAGGGCTGAGTTGCAACCATCGGGTCGCATGCTCGGATCCAGCGGCAGCATCGGCCCGCACCAGGGTCAGCACGCGCTCGAGCACCACGGCATAGATGTCCCGGGGTGCCTCGCTTGGGGTGAGGTTGACCAGTGCGGCCATCTCCTCGGACCTAAGGAGGGCCGAGTAATGCTGGATGCCGGAGCACGTGCAGTCCAGGACGACAGGGTGGTGACACACCCAGCCGTACCCGTGATGGCTGAACTGTTGGTACGTGCGGCAGAAGGCAAGGAATTGCCAAGGGTCCTTGGCCCCAGCCCAGAACTCCTGGTTGCACCAGGGCTCCAGACCAGTGGCCTCGATCTGCAGTTGGTTCTGGTGTACCCAGGCAATGCGGCTTGCCCACGTCAACTTGTTGTGGCCGTACGTGTTGGCCCCATGGATCCGGAGCCAGTCAGCCTCGGCCTCGGTGTTGATCGTTGTGCCAGCAGCGAACTGCAGCAACGACCGACCCACGTCGTTGGCTTGAGGATTTAGGAACGGGGGTCGGTAATAGAACCTGCCCCTGAAGTCACACTGCACCGGGAAGTACAGCACTGGCTCATTGACGAGCCGACGTGCCACCCACAGTTGCTTGGCTGTGGCAAAACGTCGTCCAGCATCACGGTCATTGCGGTCGTGTAACGTCCGCGCTGTGATGCGCCACGCTGCGACGTCGTCGTGGTCATCGGGCAGGCCCTTGGGGTACGGCGGGATGGGATGCCCGCTGCGGGGCAACAGCCCACCGATGGTTAGGTTCCGGTCCCAGGCATGGTTGACCTGGTCCAGCATCCAGCCATTGATGCGCCACCCGACACCTTGTTGGTGGTTGGCTGCCACCAGGTACGCATCGAACTCAGATGAGCTGGCTGCGATGGGTTCGTTGTTCTCCTTGAACAGGGTGTTGCCCGGGAGATCCTCGGTCCAGTACCCACCGGTCATGGGATCCGACCAATCCCTGGGTGGGATGACAGTCGGCAAGGCAAAGGGGCACAGCAGGCGTTGCTGCTCCTCTGCGTTGCGCACCCAGTCGAGGGCTGCTTGGGTGCCACGCACACGCTTCACCGCACGCATGGCACCACGCTCCGCATAGATCTCGATCAGTCCGGTGTGTTGCTCGACCAGGTGGACAAGAAACACACCGACGCTGAGCTTCTCTTGCGGGGTCCAGATCTCTGAGTTCCGCATGCGCATGGCATCCGCACGCTTCAATCTGAACCGACGACGCACCCGTTGGTGGGACTTGAGCTCGTACTCAGAGGCCCGGGCGAGCATGGTCTCCAGCCACAGTCGTTCAGCCAAGGCGTAGGCCAGGGCCTGGAACTTGGGGGACTGGGTCAGTTGATCGATGACCACCCGCATGGACACAGCTGCGACCTTGTGGGGTGCAAGCTGCAGCAATGGGCCCATGTGTGCGTAGCCACGACCAGCCCGGCCATCACGCATGGCGTGGCGATGACGACGCAGGTCAAGGATGATCCGGTCCACACCCATCGCAGCAAGCACGTCGCCATGGGTGGATAGGGATTCCATGCCCTGCTCACGGCGCTTGTTCATTCGGGATCCGAATGCGTCGGCGCCGATTTGCAACATCTCACGCTCGAGTGCAAGCTGGCGCTCAAGGTTGGCCACGTCTCCAGCCACCCAAGAATCCCATCTTCATAAGCGCCATCGACTCTGCACCAAAGCAATCCTTTGGGTATTGTTTCAACCAAGCCTTGAACGCTAAGTTCGTAGCTTCGTCGGACTCAATCGGAATGTTCAAGTCGTCGGGTGCGTATGTCCAGTGGGTGGTGTGCTCCATGTGTGGCCGGTGAAACCAACCCATGTACCAACCGTGACCCTTGGCGTAGAACAGGACGTTGCCCTTGTTATTGGCCTGCTCCTTAGTCGGTGCGTAGCTCATTGGAAACACATTTTCTGGCAGGTCGTTTAACATAATCCTTGGTGATGATTGTGATTTTGGTAGAGGTTGGGTAACGATTAGCCGCAAACTTTGCAGCCTCGTCGCGTGACATGGCACGGATCCATTCACGCATTGGCTTCATGCCGGAGAACTCGACGAGCATCTCGTAAAGGTGGGCTTTAGGGTCAGAAGTTCTACTCACTCCCTCCCCTATGTTTGCACCATGTTCTTCGCGCCACAGCATGAGGTAACTCTCGACCGCTGCTGTGCTGCCGTACCCACTCATGCGTCGGCCTCCGCCCGTAAGCGTTGAGCAATCTCGACCACTGCCAAGTGGCAAATCTTGTGCTCGGCGTACGACGGGGCCCAGGTCTCCACCTCCCGGGCCAGCAGTCTCAACACCTCTCGCATGCGGTCAGAGCTGGTGATGGTCATCGAGTTGTTGGCCAAGCACCAGAACGCATCGAGCATCCGGAGTGGAAGCGTCTCCATCGAGTCAACAATCAAGACCTTTTTCGTGGCGTCAGGAAAATGGTCAGTCATTGGTGCCCTCCAATCTGTTGGCCACCAGCTGTGCGTAGCCAGCGATGTCACGCCAGTGGTCAGGTTCAGCTGCGTTCCCGGCGATGATGCGCCCGATCTTGTGGGCAATCATGTCGAGGGTCTCAGCCATGTCGTCGTCCATCCCTCGGTCCAGGTCAGCGAGGTGGTGACGCATGACCAGCTTGAGATTTTGGGTAATGGCAGCGTGCGTCATGTAATTCCCGTGCGTCTTCTCCCTTTCTGCAAGGAGCGCGTTGATGTCTGTGTTCATGCTGCCTCTGGTGGTGTGGGTTGGTCGTTGGTGCCCAGGAATCGGGCTGCCTGTTGGCGGTCCCGT